AAGGGACTGCAAGATGTAGGTGATATGGCTAAGTACACAACTACCAGTGCAGCTCTTGACAACATCATTAGTACAGGGACAGAACTACAGCAGACATTTGCTAGTAAGCTCAAGAGTATGATGAATGATACTGAGAGCCGTCCTATGTTCCGTGGTGATAGTATTCAAAGAAGTTACTACACAGGCAGTACACAGACTGTTCACATGAGAGGTTCTGCTGGTACAGATATTGAGCTACATGAAATCGCCCATAGTCTGACACAAGCTCGTATTCAATATGGACTTGGTAAACCAGACACACCACTAGGTAAGATTGTTGGTGAGTTGGATAAACTTCGTGAGCACGTTATAGCCAATGCTTCTGTTGGTCAAAATAAATCACATGAGTACTTCCTAAAGAATAACCATGAGTTTATCTCTGGTGTATTTGAAGGTCGCCCTGAGTACATTCGTATGCTATCTGAAATGCCTAGTATGACAGGTAAGCCTAACCTCCTAGCAGATATTGTTGAGGTTATTAAACGTACATTGGGTGTGACAGGTAAAGAACAAAGTGCTCTTACTGATCTGTTGAATATCACAGATGAAATGCTGAAGAAGCCTATTAAAGTCCGTAGTGAGAACATTATGACAGGCAGAACAATCACAACTGAATTAGGAGTTCCAAATGGCTAATGTAATCCAAACAGTACTAGGAGGCGCACCAACACCTCACGTACCACACGTTCCTCCTGTAGTACCTGCTAGGATTCACAACCCATCACTAGACCCTAACTTCGTACCTCCTGCTGTACCTCCGAAAGCTCCGATGAATATGCGGAGCCTTCTGGATGGTACTAAAGCTCTATGGGAAGATACTAAGACTGGTGTGACTAAGCATCTGAGTCTGCACGATGAGCTGAAGGCGTATGATCCTAAGCTCGCAGATGATCTGTTTACCAACTCCGTGGATAACATTGGAGACAGTGCAGACTCGTATGCTCATGCTGCTAAGATTGCTGGTGATGAAAGACTGCGATTGTTCTACGATACACTGGACAACAAGAGCGGTATGAATACACTCAAGAATATCCTTTGGCCTAGTTCGCGTAAAGCGGGTATGGCTAAACGTGGTGTACTTGAAGATGAAACAATGAAGTACTTGAACACAGCTTATTACTATGAGCAGAGAGGCGAGACTCTTGGGCCACACCCTATAAAGGATGTACAAGACTTGGTTGACGCATACCGTAAGTCTGGTTATGCAAAAGATATGCTATCCCGCAGACAACGTGCAGGGGAAGATGTTAATGGTATATCTGCATCTGATAACTACGTTCCACAGAACTGGAATTACCATAAGTTCGCAAGAGTTACTCGACACGATCCTGAGTTGATGAAGGGATATGCTAAAGCCTTTGGGGATCAAATCCTTGAGAACTATCCTAACCTAGCTAAAGTAGGATTGACTGCTGAACAAGTAGGTAAGACGTTCCTGAAGACTCAACGTGACAAGATTACTATGGATGCTAATGCTCCATTTAAGGGTGTCAATCATGAAGAACTGATTAAGATACTTGAGGGAGAGGTTACTGACCCTGCTGCATTAGCTACATTGAAAGCACAACTGTTACCTAAGATTGACAGCTCCGGTAAGCAGGGCAATACAAAGACTCGTATGAGCTTCGATGTGTCGCGGATGTATCAACATAGTAACGGACAGACTTTCCAGTTAGCCGATGTGCTGGACACAAGTATGCAACGCATTTTAGAATCCTACAACCTAAGTGCAAGTGCTCGTATTGGCTTGGCTAGGAAGGGTATTACATCATCGGATATGCTTACCGAAAGGTTCAGTGCTATACTGAAACCCTTGGAGGGTACAGATGATTACGCTAAAACTAAAGCTTTTCTGGATAATGTTAGGAACGATCTATTGCATCGACCTACTGGAGAAGCTCTCAGCGATTGGATGCGTACTGGTCAAGTAGCAGCTAATGCTTTGTTCTTGAAGCGTTCTGGCTTGTATAACTTTATTGATTACAGTCGTACAGTACAACGCCATGGTTTCACAAATGTAGTAAGTAAATTCCTACCTGCGTTCAAAGGTGTTATGAGTACTACCCCGATGGATGTTAATGCTGCTCGTACAATCACAGACATTGTGCATAGTCAGCTTACAAACAACGGTCGTATGTACAGTGTGATTAGTCACCTTGAGGATAACTTCGCTACACCATTAACGATGGGTCACGAGTGGGCGCAAGTAGCAGGTCAAACTGTTCGATTCATTAACGGCTCTGAGATACTTCGCAGACAGCACATTAAACTCATTAGTAACCTACAAGCAGACATGCTGAATGATTTAGCTAAAGGCGTTCAAAGCTCTAAAGATTATCTGAAGAGTCTGAATGTTCCTCCTGTTAAGATGGATGAGATTGCTGCTGAGATTAAGCAACATGGATTGTACACAGAGAAGTGGAATCAGGACTTGTCAGACTACCTAACATCTGTACTTATCCATGATAGCGATAACATGGCTTTGATGTTGAAGCGTGGAGAGACACCAGCACTAATGCGTTACAGTACTGCTGGTAAGATTCTATTCCCGTTCTTCTCTTTCAGTGCTGCTGCTAACCAGAAGATTCTGCGTCAAAGCTACCGTGCAGATGGTATCTCTGGAGTAGGTATTAGTATGGTACACCAAGCATCTTTGGCTACTGTTGTAGCTGCTGCCGCTAACGTAATGGACGGTAAAGAGTGGGATGATGGACTAGCTAAACGTGCTGTTATGATTGCACCTATTCTTGGTTACACAGGTTATGCCTTTGGTATGATAAACCAAGGTCAAGTTGGTAATACACCAAACGTATTTGCTTTACCTAATGCTGTAGGTCAGTTAGCTGGTGCTATCAGTAAAGGTGATGCAGTTGGTGCTATGCAACAGATGCCAGGAGTAGCTGTATTCCCCGGAGTTAAACTACTAGAAAGTGCTCTAAAAGAGTAATTCAAGTACCCGGTATATTGAACTTAAATTAAGGAGACACTATGTCATATAGTATCCAACGCGAAACATCCGATGGTACTTTGGGTACTATAGACCTATCCATCGAATACATTGACCAGACAGATATTTCTGTGTATGTTGATGATGTAATTATAGATAAGGTAGGTGGTAGTACTACTTACCTTTGGGATTGGATTAATGCTGATAGTATAAGTATCACACCAGATGTAGCTGATGGTTTAGTTGTAATGATTAAACGTAGCACTCCATTTGATGCACTGTATCATATCTTTACGGATAGTGCTGTGTTCTCAGATCGTTCTATGGACGAGAATTTCCGTCAAGTGCTGTATCTATCCCAAGAAGCTATTGAGGGACAAGGTGCAACAGACTTCTATTCCGATCTGGATATGCATGGTTATACCATTAAAAACTCTGGTGCTGCTGTAGATGCTGATGATCTAATTCCACTGGGTCAGTACCAAGCGGACGCTTCTGGTGCATACCAAAGCCGATTAGGTGCTGAAGCTGCCCGTAATGCTGCGCTGGTATCACAGAATGCTGCTTTAGCATCTCAGAATGCCGCTGCTATGTCAGAGGATAATGCAGATACTTCTGAAGCGAATGCGTTATCCTCTGCTAACACAGCAACATCTCAGGCTACTATTGCTACTACTAAAGCGGGTGAGGCTGCATATTCTGCTGCATTAGCTGTAAGTGCCTACGACTCTTTTGATGATCGGTATCTCGGAGCTAAGACTAACGACCCTACTGTGGATAATGACGGTAATGCTTTACTAGTAGGTGCTCTATATTGGAACTCTGTAGGTAACACCTTGCAGGTTTATGATGGGGTTATTTGGCAGCCTACATATCTAAGTACAGATGGGGATATTATTGGCCCAGCTAGCGCTATCGACAATGCAATAGCACTATTTGACCAAACTACAGGTAAGTTACTTAAGGTAGGCCCTCTAATCACCGCAAGCTCCACTGACACCACTGCGGGTAGAATGTTGAAGGTTGGGGACTTCGGAGTTGGTACTCCAATTCCTACCACAAACCTGAACACCCTAACGGGAACCGGCTGGTTCGCATGTGGTGATGTGACAGGCACCCCCGGCCCCTCGTATCTAGGCTGGTGGGTTCACCAGATAGATTCCGGAACAGGCGCATGGAAGAACCAGACTGCATGGCAGCAGGGCAATCCAGCGAGCCAACATGTGCGCTCATCGGGAGACGGCACGACATGGGGTGCATGGAATCTAGTGGTATTTTCCAATAGCCCTGCTCTGACAGGTGTACCAACTGCTCCAACTGCTGCTGATGGTACTAGCACTACACAGATCGCTACAACTGCATTTGCAACGACCGCCGCAGTTAATGCTGCTAGTTTTGTTTCAAGTGTAAAAGCGAATACAGACTCCCCTGCTCTGACAGGTGTACCCACAGCTCCAACAGCAGCAGTAGGAACCAACACTACACAACTAGCCACTACTGCTTTCGTTCAAGCCAGTATTAGTGGTCTGGGGATAGGACAAACATGGCAGGACGTGTCTGGTAGCAGATCAGAGAGCACTAACTACACGAACAGTACAGGTCGTCCTATCCAAGTAAATATCAATTCAGCGTCAACCACTGGGTCTCCCACGGTAACGATATTATCGATCACTGTTGACGGCGTAGTGGCTGCTTACTGCCCGAGCTACACGGGCAACGTAACGCAAGGTGGATTTGCGTCGGTAACGGTACCTGACGGGTCTGTTTATTCGGCGGTTGTCACTAACGGAAATATCGGTAAATGGGTGGAGCTTCGCTAATGAACTATTACAAAGACGAAACCGGCGCAGTCTACGCCTACGACGACGAGCAGGTTGCTGCTGGTCTGGCTACCGACAAAACCGAAATGACGCCAGCAGAAGTCGAGTCGCACATTAACCAACCTAAAACCGAATCCCAGCTCCGTGAGGAATGGAAAGCTCAGAGGACTGCTGCGGTGGAAGCTATTACAGTAACCACTGCCGCTGGTAACACCTTTGATGGTGATGAAGTGTCTCAGGGGCGTATGGCACGGGCAATCATTGCTCTGGGCACTACACCCGGAGGCACCGTAAATTGGGTGCTTGCAGATAACACGGTTATCGAAGCAACTGCTGCTGAGCTTACAGAAGCCTTAGCACTAGCTGGGGCTGCTCAGGCAGCTATATGGGTATAATAAGGAATAACTATGGCAGCTAAACAGTCTGCGTTAAATGAGCTACACGAAGCCTTAGCAGAGATGTTCCTAGAGGACATCAGAATCTGTAAGGCAGAGAGTATTCCTATGTCAGCGTCAGACAAAGCTGTTATTGTTAAGTTCTTGAAGGACAACAGTATCACAGCAGATATTGACGCTGCTGGAATGCAAGACTTGAAGGATGAGTTCAGGGACGAGTTGGCCGCTAAGCGTGCTGCTCGTGCCGCTGCAATTCTAGAGCAAGATGAAACCCAAGACGAAATGCATGGCATTTTATAATTAAGGAGAAACACAATGGCTGGTATTGTATCCGCTACTGCTGCACAAGTACAAACTGCACGAGATGCTACTGCAAAGTTGCTACGTGTACTACAAGATATTTCACAAGGCCCGTTGCCAACTAACACTAAACTGAATGCTGCACAGATTACTTCTGTAAATGCTTTGGTTGATGCTCAAGTTGCTGCAATTGCTTTCCTGAATACTTGATTGTACTAGATTGTACTCGATTGTATGCACTCTAGCCCTTCTCACGAGGGGTTAGACTAGATACATTCGTTATACTATAACATTACTTTGTTATATTATAACATTCCACAAGGAGATTCAAATGGCATTGTCCAAAAAGACTATACAACGATTGCAGATGATTGCAACGAGAACAAGAGAGTGGGATAACAAACCCTCCGATATGCCATTTGAGCTTCGTGAAGAACTAGCGATGATGGTTAAGGCTACATTCACTGACTTCGCGGAATTCGCTGAAGTTGGTATGAGGGTTCTAGGTTTCAGCACTACAGATATGCAACTCGATATTGCGAAGTACATGGCAGATAAAAGCTATGGTCGTAAGAAGATGGTGCAGGCTCAACGTGGTGAAGCTAAGAGTACTCTTGCGGCACTGTACGCAGTATGGTGTTTGATTCAAGATCAGAGTACACGAGTACTGATTGTATCAGGTGGTGAAAAGCAGGCAAGCGATGTTGCTATTCTTATCATCCGTATTATTGAGAACTGGCACATCTTGTGCTGGCTCCGACCTGATAGCTCTCGTGGGGATAGAACATCCTTTGAGAACTATGATGTACATTGTGATTTGAAGCCACTAGATAAGTCTGCCTCAGTATCATGTGTAGGTATCACAGCTAACCTTCAAGGTAAGCGAGCTGATATTCTTATTCCAGACGATATCGAAACATCTAAGAACAGTCTCACACAAACTATGCGTGATCAGTTGTTGCATCTGTCGAAAGACTTTGCAGCTATTAACACACACGGGGAGACATTGTACTTAGGTACACCTCAGACTAAAGATAGTATTTACAAGACACTGCCGGGACGGGGCTTCCATATCCGTATCTGGCCGGGACGCTATCCAAACAAGGAAGAGATACAGAAGTACCCAGAGGGGGCACTAGCGCCGTTCATTGTTGATGCGTTAGAGGCTGACCCTAGCTTGGGTACAGGCCACGGGATAGAAGGCGACAGGGGCGCTCCTAGCGACCCACAGCGGTACAATGAAGAGGCGTTGCTGGAGAAGGAACTGGACTTCGGGCCAGAGGGCTTCTCCCTGCAATTCATGCTCGACACCTCGCTCGTAGACGCCCTACGGACGCGCATACGGCTCTCTGACCTGATAGTTGGGGACTACACCCCTGAAGGTGCGCCAGAGACACTGTGGTGGGCCTCAGAGCCACGGTGCGTACTCAAGGACATGCCTGCTAACTGCGAGGGGTTCACCCTGCACAGGGCGGCAAGTTCCTCAGCAGAGTACCAGCCGTTTGAGCACAAGGTACTGGTAGTCGATCCAGCCGGTAATGGTGGTGATGAAGTAGCCTTCAGTGTGCTAGGTGCAACCAACTCGTATATTCATTTAATGACTTGCGGTGGTTTACGCGGTGGTATGACTGAAGAGAACATGTCATTGATGTTCACTATCGCTGCTGAGTTCGGTGTTAAAGATTTCAAAGTAGAAGCGAACATGGGACACGGTGTTGTTAGTGCTCTTATGATTGGTCATGCAGAGAAATTAGGTTTGGTTGGTTACGGGTTCGAGGACTTCTACGCGAAGGGTCAGAAAGAGAAGAGGATTATTGATACAATAAGTCCTTTGACTAGACGACACAAGCTAGTTGTACATACTCGCGCTATTGAAGATGACTGGAAGTACTCTCAGGCACACGCTCGGGATAAACGTACTAGTACATCTTGGTTGTACCAACTGGCTAACATCACTTATGACAGGGGTTGTCTAGCACATGACGACAGAGCGGATACAATTCAAGCTGGTATTCAGTTTCTACAAGGGTATTTGAGTGTAGATGATGAGAAACAGGCGCAGAAACGTACCGCAGAGGCTTCTAAAGAGTTTATAAACAATCCTATGGATTATATGGTATCTAAGCGTAAGCATAGAGCTGGTCGAAACAAAATGATGAGTAGCTTTCAACGTAGGGGCTACTAAGAGGGGTGGTATGGCACTGTCATTAACAGATGCACAGAAACATTTAACCGATATGGATGGACGTATTGGTATGCTAGACAACCGTTTGCTAGATGCAGAGCGCAGGTTGAGTAATGTAGAGGGTGCACTACACGCCGAAGTACTCCGCGCCACTTCTATGGACGCTGATCTGAAAGAACTACTCGTAGAGATTCGTAACAAGAACCCAATTACAGAGTTCTTTACGGAGAACTGGAAGTACATTGCTATCTGGATTGTTATTAGTACAGGTGGTGACATAACTAAACTACTACAGACGCTAAGTAGCGTCAAAGGAATATAAATGACAACTAAAACTAATATACTTGGTCTAGGCACAACCGCTAGACAATCACTAACTGTAACCGTAGAGAAAGGTGATGTTGTATCAGTAGGTGTATTTTCTAGTGCCTCAGAGGTACTTGCGCTTAATGAGCGTTTTGAGGTACTCAGGGAAACCCCCGGAGCACCTAACCACGTATGCTTCCTAACAGATAAAGTACGGGATACACAATTGTATGGCCCAGCTACTTATCATGTACTCAGCCCTGTAACTTCTGTAGCCTTCGGTGTATTTAAAGAGGTTTAATATGAGTTCTTTTAGTAGCAAGTTACATGGGGCACTTATAAACCCACTGTATAAAGGTATATTGGAGTTCAGGCGGCGAGGGGGCGGGGGAGGATTTAACCCTGTCTCTGCCTTTTTCGGATCAGGCGAGCAGGGCGTGCTTTATGACCCGTCCGTCATGTCGTCGCTGTTTCAGGACTCAGCAGGGACTGTGCCGGTAACTGCTGCAGATCAGCCAGTAGG